TGTATATACTGTATCATTCTAATTACCAATAACGTTGCCATTACCAAGTCATCGTGTTCGCCAAGTTTTGCTTCATAACTGTGCCCCTTAGCAACAAAGTTTTTAAGCTCAGACACCAGCAACTTAGATGCAATTTTCATGCGTTTGGTTTCTACTAGACTTTTTAATTTAGCACATGCCGCAAGTTTACTTTTGTTTGTTGTAGTAAATCCTTTACGCCAACGAGATCCACTTACCTTTCTACTTTCACTTAAAAATATACCCGGAATGTTTTCTTCGCCCATTTGATTAATAACAACCAATGCTGCTTCGCCTAGAGTGTTATTTTCAACGCTCCAGTATATGCTTTCTGGGCCAACAAACTCAGTTAAGTATTTGCATATCTCTTGCATGATAACAACTTGCCTTTGAACAATAGTTTTATTATGACTCCATTCTGCTACTTGTTTTAATCCGGGTAGTTCAAATACTTGTATACCTGCAGGGTCTCCACCAGTACCCAAACTTGGATCTAGTGCTACAACATAGGTGCAATTTTTTTCAGGCTTTTTATACCAACGTATTTGTCCTTGGCGTTCTATGGGTTCAATGCCGGCCATTTCCACTAAGTGCAACGAATTGATCAGTGTCTCGTCAAAGATAATGAATTCACATTCCATCTCACGTCTAAAACGTTCTTCTCCAAGTTGACTACGCATTTGTGCCGCCCATGCTTCATCACGTCCCGGGGTTTCTTGCCATTTACTAGAGAAAGCTCTAAATCCGTTTTTACCCAGTGTGGTTGTATTTCCATACTCGTCGAAGCAGTCATTGGCGGCACGCCATATCTGTGCAAACTGATCTTCATCACTGTTGGGGGTACTTGTAATAATACACTTACCACCAGTTGACAATGTAGGTGTAATAGAAGTCCAAAACTCACTAGCAATAGTGGGCCGTACGAACGCAAACTCGTCACAATATAAGAGTGATATGGACATACCACGACCGGTATTTTCTGTTGTTGTTTGACTTACTATTCTTGATCCATTTTCAAAATCTAAACTGCCTTTGTTATAACTAGTAACTCCGGCACGTATAAAGTCCGGACAGTTCTCGTAACTGTATCGGATACGTTGCATAATTTCTTGTGCACCCAAATACTTGTGTGCTGCAACAAGAATAGTTGAATCTGGAACAAACATCGCAAACCACAACAAGTATCCTGCGGCACTAATGGTCTTACCAGTCTGGCGAGGCATTAGACTGATACTGAATCTGTTATTGTGATACGCATCAATTAAGCGTACTTGGTATTCGTAGGGCTTATACTGAATACTTCCCTTGGTAGGATGCTGGATATAAAAGTAATTGGTCAGAAAATATTCAGGACCGGTCACAGGATCAGCACAACGAGCAAACTCAAGAATCTGCTCCTCAGTCATGCTCATTTTTTGATAGGGATTGCGGATAATTGCGGTTTCTAAATCTTTGCTCATAAATGATTTTTACTATATAATATAAGTATATTTAACACCGTTTCCAAAAGAGGTAATCAAAATTAGTGATACTTTGTTGCTCAACAGTAACTACGAACCAATTTCAATCCTGCCATTGAGTGTAATAGATTGGCAACATGCTATCAAACTTATGTTTTTGGGCAGGGTCAATGTGCTGGAAACTTATCCGGATTGGCTGATCCGTTCAGAGCATTTAACCATCAATGTTCCATCAGTATGCGTTACCAAAGACTACTTTCACTTTAAAAAGGGTGTGCGCTTTAGTCGTTACAACATGTACCTACGTGACTTGTTTCAATGCCAGTACTGCAATGAAGTCTACGACTTTGAAGACTTAACAATTGATCACGTTCTTCCACGTGTTAGTGGTGGTAAGACCAATTGGACTAACTGCGTAACTGCTTGTAAGACCTGTAACTTTAATAAAGGCAGTAAAACCAACATCCTACCCCGTATCAAGCCCTACAAGCCCGATTACTATGCACTAGTCAAGAAGTGGAAGGAAATGCCGTTTACTGTTAGACAAGAGTCATGGAATCAATACTTGGGTACTGATAAAAAGGTTGCTAGTCGATAGAGTTATTCTGTGTCAGTAGCGCCCGGAGCAAGTTTAGGCTTGTACTCCGGGTTTTCTTCGAGATATTTTTCAACATAATCTCTTAACTGCTTGCCATCTTTGGGCATTGTAAAATTAATAATAAACCAAATATCAGTTCCAGGCTGAACTGCAAATTCGTGCTCTAATTGACGGCGCTCTTTAACCAATCGGTGTTGCAAACTGCCTACTGGACTTGTAATGCCAGTTTCTTGTGCTTGGGGAACATTATCTAAATTGCCTCCAACAGGGCCTGCGCCATTACTGGTCATACCACCATTTTCCACAATTGGCATTCCGGCTAGACGTTTAAGCTCGTTTAATTCGCTTGGATCTATATAAGCATCTGCCTCGCCTGTTTCACCCTGAGGAACAAAGTTGGCACTGGTTATTCTATATTGTTTCATAATAATATTTACCAATTGGAGCAGTCGGGCGGGAGTTGAACCCTCTTGACAACGTGGAGTTGCGTTTTACCAATATAAACTACGACTGCATTGATTGATATAAACTGGGTTGGTTATTGATTTTACGTAAAAAATATTCGGCTATTGCAGTATGTGAGTCTGCGGTTAGTTCTGTAATTTCATTGTTTTGAAAACTGTTGTATGTTACTGTAGAGTTTTTATCATAGCGATTAATAATAAGATCATGGAACTTGGCTCCTACATTCAGCGTTGTTTGCTCTAGTAAGATTCGATTCTTTTGATAGTTATAATTATTACTAACCCAATCTATATGCTCCCACCAATCTTGGTAAGGTACAGTAGTTGATAAATTGTGCACTCCGGACTCAAACTGTTTACTAACAAATTCTCTTAACGATTGAACTGGCCAAAGCACACATACATGCTCAATTGATTGTTGTAATGCCAGTAGCGTTTTAACTCCCACTCTAGCCATACCATCATTACTAGTACCTGATACTCCCATATTGAGCACATGGTATGTGGTTTTGTTTTGCATTTTTGTAGAATACAAATCACTAAATTCAACACCACGTCCAAAAGTATCACTGTCACCAAGTAACAAAATAATTTTTTTTGTTTTTAACTCTTTAAAATTATAATCATAATTGGCTCTGTATCCAAGATTATTTACTGTATGGCTCACGCCATCAAGCATAAATGTTCTACTAAAAGGAATAGGTACATCTGTTCTTGGTGGAATAGTTTTAATATGCGGAAGTTCTGGACGCCAATGGAGATTGGGCAAACGGTCTTTGCCCAAATAATATTCAATTTGTTCTACAGGAGAAAGTTGAGATTTGTCCACAGACAAATATTTATTGTACGGGATTGCCCCGCACAATAATATTATCGTGTTGTCTTTTTAATACTTGCGTATTCAGCAGCCAAACGTGATTCAAGTGCACTTTCTTTAACGCCATCTTTAATTGGCATTTTACGTGCAGGTTCAGTCATGCCGTTGTCTGCGCCCGGAGCAGCACCGCCTGATGGTGGATACATGCGCTTGCGTCCACTGTCGCCCTCGCCATCGTTGTCGATAGTGTTAATACTATAATGCTTGTTATGCTCAGCATTGTTTACTGGTTGTGTTTTTGGCTCAACTACAGGAGCATCGGCTTCAGGAGCATCGGCTTCATCTAAATCTTGATCATTTCCCCAATACTCATGCATTGCGGCTTTTTTCATTTTGGCCACTGCTTCGGGTCCAAATTTTTCAGCAACATCATTCTCAATTGCTTGTAGTTGTGATTCTATTTTGCCAAAAAATTGTTCTGGATCTTCATTGTCATTGCCGTACCCCTCGTGTGATTGATAATACAAATCACAATATTGATCTGTTATGGCTTGCAAATCATCGTCCCAACCATTGGGATCTTCACGCTCGCCGTCTAAAGAATCATTCCAGTCGTCCTCACCTCCGGTTTCATCAACTGGCATTCCGGCCAAGCGACGTAGTTCGTTTACAGAAACTACATCATTGCTATCGGCCATTGGGTCTTCTTTAACTGTATCTAATGTTCCGTCACCATCTAAGTCGGCTTTTGTTTTTCCAGCTTGTTTGGCTTTTAAAACATTGTAAGCATACAGGTTTCCCTCTTCCATATCGGCTTCATCAAATTCCTTTTTTCCGCCTTCTTGGTCATGTCCTAAACGTCCTGCAATAACATCACCTCGTGTTACTTTATCGTATGGAGGATAATTATTGGCTAAATCGCCATCATTGGTTTCCAATGTCAATCCAGCTAGTTCAGCTAGTTTTTGTAGTTCTTCATTGAACTGACCAGGAGCTCGTGGAAAGTGTTGATCAATTGCGTCTGGACCATCTGCACTGTCTTGATGTAATCGATCCAATAATTCGTCATCTGATGGATGCCCTACTACTTTATTAATACCATGTGCTACATGTTTTGCACCAGTTTTAATTGCTTGACCTACTTGACTCATCATACCAGGTTTTTCTGTACCTTCGTCAGCTAATGCTGGCATATAACTCTTGTTGTGTGTATGCATGTCCATACAGTCACGTAACAAGGAGCTCATGTGACCATGAGTCTTATAGGCTTGTGCATCGTTACGTAAACACTCTAACATCTCATCCATAGTCATGTGATGTTGTTTTGTTAATTCTTTTAAGTTGGCTTCAAGTATTACTTTACGCTCTACTCGTGCTAAACTTTCACTTAGACTCAAATTGGTTTCGCCAATTTTTCCGGTCTTTTTAAATTTGGCTTTTAATTTATTGGCACGTTGTTCGGGAGTATCGCCAGTGTCGTCGGCATTGGTTGTGTCATCGCTGCGTGCGCCCGAGATCTTTGTTACTGGTCCTTTCCAGACGTCTGGTTGTTTAACAACTTTTTGTGAGAAAGGGTTTGGTCCCAAACGACTGGTGTCTAGATCGGGAGCAACATCTCCTGCGGCTTGTCTTTCTGCTTTGCTACGTGCACCTGCTTCGCCCTTGCGGGGTACATGCTTGGGCTTGTCTTTTTTCTCTTCGTCGCTGGGATCATAACTTGTGCCGTATGTGCCTTTGTGGATTGTGCCTTCCGCCACACCTTGCTCCATACAATGCTTTAATTCTGCTAATGCTTCTTCTGCATTATTAAACCCTACTACATCATACCCTGACGCATAGTGTTTTACATACCAATTACCATTTCCAGGACTTGCTTCGGGATCCGTGCCAATTTCGCCAACGGGCTTACCGTTCTTCTTAACAATATTTTTAACTTGGTCTGCTTGACCTTCCGCTACACCGTGTTCAGTACAAGTACCTTCTTCACACATGGCGCATTCCGCTACATCTCGATTATCTTCGGCATCTTGGCGTTCCATGTCTTTCCAATCTTTGGCATCATCTCTTTCATAATAATAATACTCAAGAGCTTCTTGTTTGCTCAATCCGTATTTTCGCATTATGTCTTGAATCTCTTCCCAGTAGTTGTCATCGCCTTCCGACATACCCTGTGATTCAGAAACTTTTTTAGTTTCAGCAAACATTTGTGATAAACGTTGTTCAACATCGCTTACTTCACGTAAACCTTTAAGTATACTGCCTTGTGCATCTACGCTTTCACGTATTTGTTGTGCTTTGGCTTTTACAGTTTCTGCAGGGGTTGGCTCAAGAGCTTTCAACTTACCTAAAATATTATAAATGTTATCGTGTGGGTGGTTTTGGCTCATTATTATTGTCCTCTTTTACCTTGCAGTTTATTTTTTGTTGTGCCCATAGTACTAGTATTTCCTTGTGGGACTTTTTTATCGTTTGTTGTTGTGCCTTTAGTAGTGCCTTTTTCAAACACTTTGTCACCATTAGAATCACTGCCAGCAGTTTCAAATTTGCGTGTATGTTTTTCTAGTTCTGCAATTAGGCTTGCAACACGTCCCGGGCCAACTAACTCTTGTGCACCTTTAACGTCTTTTAATTCTGGATCATCAAGCAATGCACCTTTTTGGTCATGTCCAACTGATTCAGCTTCTTCAGTAAATTCTGCTTCATGTAAATTGCGTACATGCATCCAACTTGGATTTAATTGTGCACGTTCTTTTAGTGTCTGCATAATAGCAATATTGGTTGCAGGATATGCAACTTTAATATCAAATGTCCAGCACTCACAAGCACCGCCCCATTGTGGAAATTCTCTGTGCTCTTGAATTGGCAAACTTTTAACTGCACTGATACTTTCCAATTGGTAAGTTTCTAATGCCATTTTGATTTTGTCCATAGTTTCGCCTTTGGGATTGACACCGGCTAACTTAATACGGAATTCGTGTGGTCTTTGCAATTCAAAGACGTAAGATTGGAATGGTTTCATTGTCATGATCCTATATTGTATATTTAGTAGAGTTTAATATTATTTGTTCTGCTTGTTCAGGATTTGCTTTAATAGTTCATTGCGATCTAGCACAATGCCCTTGCCATCAATGGGCTCATCTGCATCAGCTGATCCGCTTTTGGCATCTTTCTTGATTTGATGATCAAGTCTAGCTTTGGCCAATTGTAAGTTAATCATTCTTAACTTCTTATCCATTTTAGCAGTTTTTGCTGTAATACTATGCCCCAACATAACCCCGGCAGTTTGCATTATAACCCCAGCAAAACGTGGGTCAATATTCATGCCCAAATCCATTAAGTCTATTGCTTTGTCTCTGGCCAAATCTGCTAGTGCATCAAGCTCTTGATCGGCAGTGTCCAAATCACGCACTGTGGGAAGTGCAATATCTATCTTGCTTATAGCACTGTCTACTTCGGCAAGAATGTTTTCGTTTTCTTTGATAAAATCCAATGCTTCCTGAGCCGTAACTTCATCTTCGGTACTTGAAGGGAGGTTCAGCAAAGTTTCTAATTTTTTAGTCATACCTTATTTATTTGGAGACACCTTGGTGGAAAATTTGTTCTTCAGTCAATATTCTAAATTGAAGATTGTGTGCGCTACACCAAGTTCTTGCGGCCTGCCACTTGGCCATGTTTAATACTGCGGCTGCTTTGTCTCTGGGACTGCGAGCATTTTCTAGAGTAGTTTCTTTTTTGGGTTTGACTTCCCAAAGTTCTGCGTGTTTTGCTTGATTTGCATCAGTGTACATCACAAAGAAGTCAGGCACATAAATTGTTTGCTTGCCAGTAAAGGGATTGCGATAATTTATATGTATTGATTCATTGGCCCATTGCAGGATCGAGGGATTGTTGTCCAACATACGCATCACTGCATGTTCCCAACTACTACGATAATGTGGATCTTTTTTACCTACATATTTGCTTGGGTTTGTTAATTGAAACATCCCATTGGCGTATTTGCTCATAGTAATATAGTTCTGGTTACGTAAGGACTAGTTTGTAGCGTTTTTCTTATACCTAATACGCTGGTAGGAACTCGATTGCTATTTAAAAATGCAACCAAATAACTACTTAACTCTCCTTTGGGCAGAGCTTGAAACTGTGCTAAAACTGTCAATGGATTTATACCCTGTGCTTGTGCTGTATATAATACCGAGGCAGCTAGAGTTTGTGCGGTTGCGGGATTTTCTGCATACTCTTCAAAAAATGCATTTATTGCATCATTGGTGTTACCGCTAACATTAAATGGTGCACTATAAAAATTATTAAAGTACCGTGGTGCAGGATTAGTTTGTGCACTTTGATTTGCTACTGGACCGGTTACGTTTGTTGCTGTTGATGCTTGAATGTTTGACATATAATATTAAGATAATGAATCAGAAATGTTTGAAATGTCTATAGTCGTATCCACTGGTGGAACGTCAGCAGCCCAAGCGCCAAGATTGGTATCAAGATATTGGTTACTTAATTCAACATAGCCACTGTCTACTGGAGGTATACCTGGATTGACTGCATCTGCCGGCAACTGTGCCGACGATAAGATATTGCCATTGCTATCTTCTGTAATCTGCGTAAAGGTTCCATCGGCGTTGGGAATAGTAGAAATTTGATTGCCGTTAGGCAAGGCTTGCGAGACCGTACCATCAGCAGCAATAGTTGGCGGAGGCAATGCCGGACGTGTTAAGTCAGCCCAAGCTCCACTAACAGTGGTACTAATACTTTGTCCAATACTTTTAAAGTATGGTGTAATTGTTTGGCTTACAAAAGTATTTACGGCTGCACTTGCAGCACTAGTTACTGCTTTGGTTGCAGCACTTACCACCATGTTCTCAGCAGTTTTAATTACTGCTTGTGGGTTGGCAATAGCAGCGGCACCTAGTGCCAATATACTTTTACCATTGGGGCCTAAACCTGCTGCCAAGCCACCAGTTACGCCATTGGCCAACGAAGTTGCAGCACTTCCGGCAATGCCAACACCTGCTGCCGCTAACTGTGCTCCTAGTACTGCTCCACTAGTCAATCCTTGCGTTAAGCTACCTAAAGCTGGCATACTTAATCCGCCATTGTTAGTTCCGCCGGCACCACTCATTGCAACAACTGCTCCGCCAAATGCTTCTGCATAAGCAACACTTGGTAGTACTGCGGCTGCCGCTAATGTTTGTTGTGATAGTAAATTGGGGTTAATATCTGTAGCGTTGTTTGCTAAATCTGTAATTGTACTCGGAGCATTACTAAAACCTCCCATTCCATCTGGAATTAATTGAGTGCCACCGCTTCCAGTTAAAGGACTTGGTGTGTTATCATAATGTAAATCTATGTAGCCACCAACTGTGCCAGTTGTAGTATATCCTGTCATGTATTTTACAGTTTCAAACTGTACAGTCATATCATGACTCATTAATCCTTGTTCGCCGTTGACATGGTCACCATGTTTAAAGCTGGTAATAATAGGATTGATTAATTCATACTCACTAAAGTTTTTTTGATACAAACTATAAATTCTTATTGCTTGTATATACTGGTAGGGTTGATTTGCTGCACTTTGGTTATAGCCCACTGCTGGTCGTGGAGTATACCCCCAATCGAAAGTTTGTCGGCTATTGTATTTTGTTGGTGCTGTATATGTAGCATCTGCGTAATCAGGATCTCGATAATAGTAGCTATAATAGTCGTACCAAAAACTTCTTACAGTATCGCTTTGGTCGTCATGAAACGAAATAGTTACAGCATCATACTTGATATTATTTTGTACGTAATTTTTACGATTGTATGCGTTGTGTTCTTTGAATCCAATTGTATATTTTGGTAAGTTAACACTCTTAACAATCATTCCCAATTCTTGAGTAGTAGTATTTGATATGTTTGTTATTAATGGATTTAAGTCAAACTCTACATAAAATAAAAAATTGTATTTGGGACTTAGTCTGAAATTTCCATCAACAAAAATTCTTGCAGCATGTCGATAATCTCGTAATACTGTTTGTGGTGTATTTTGAACTTGTCGAACTTGAGTAGTTGCTTGTGTTTGTGCTTGACTATCCAACGGCAATTGAAATCCATTGGGTGGTGGCGTTGATGTTGATGTTCCATCATACCGTGACTGCAATGCAGGTCCTGGTAAATCAGTAAATGGATTAGGTGTTTGGCGGATCATTGTTGGCATACTAATATTTAGTCAATAAAAAACCCGGTGGTTATTCCGGGTTAGTTGGAGAAGATAATTTTTAGTTAATGCTGGTGCCAGGTGTTTGTGTTACTACGCTTGTACCAACTCCGCCACCAATAGTTTGGATAGCATTGTCAAACTTAATTGTACAAGCAATCTGAACTGGATCACTGCTCTTATAATCCATCTCACCATAATCAACTTGGCTTAAGAAGCATCCATCCAATTCCCATTGTTCAAGAATTGTTGGAATTGAAGCTCCGTTTCCGCCATCTAGTATATCATATACTAATTGGAACTTATAGTTAATTCCAGATGCAGCACTTGCTTGCTCCAAGAAGTCAAATTGCTTCTGAATTTGCTCGCCAACTAGTCTACTTACCGACCCTGTTGCGTCATCACGTAAGTTAACTGTGGTTTCTTGCCACTCAGGTTTACCTTGTAAATATACTTTACTATTGTAAACGTCAATTGTGATTGGGTTGAAATTAACGTTTGGACGCTTAATATCAACCACTTGCTTGGTTAGCTCTGTAGTAGGGCTGGTAACGCCAAAATTAACAAAAGTAGCGCGAAAGCGATACTTTAACTTGGGCATTAACAGACCTTGTGAGGCACTACTTTGATTGTTTGCCAACGGTACTGTAAATTTACTTAACGATGCTACTGCCATATTATTCTCCTATTACTCTTATTTATGCGATTCTATTAAGTAGAAGTCGCTCCTAGTGCTGCGATTGTTCCGGGATTATACAAGGCAATCGGTATGTAAATAAACTCAACATCTTTCATTGGCTCAATTGCTACGTCAACATAAAGTTGATTGTTTGCAATAACGCTTGGAGTGTTATTGCTTGTATCGCAAATAACCAAGAAGTCATAAATGCCTCGATGACTTACAATATTGTTTAGTGCGCTTTCAATTTGAGTTGCAATTGACTTTCTTGTAATAGTGTCATTTGGTTCAAATAAGAATCCATTACTAATTGTATTCAATATTCTTCTTAGATAGTTTTCTAAGCGAACAACGTTAACACGGTTACGTGATGTTGAATCACCACTACGTGTTTCTTGTCCCCAAATTACAAGACCAACTCCTGGAAGTTGTGTAATTGGGTTGATATCAATTTCATATAATGCATCACGCAAACCTTGATTGATACCGTTATGTATAAATGCTCCAGTAGCTTGATTTACATAACCAATATCAGACAAGTTGTTTACTAGTCCACGGTGTGTTCCTGCTGGAGCAAACCAAGGATAAGCAACGTTGTCGTTATACAAATATGTACGTAATGCCGCATGACTTGCAGGAACTACAACTGTATTTCCAGATAAGTCAGTTGTTTGGCCGGCTGGATAATAAACTGCTAGGTATGGACTTGCTGTTGCTAATCCTAATCCTGCCCAATCTCCAGTATTGTTGCTCCAGTTTGTTAGTTCTGTTGCAGTTGGTTGCAGTGTAATTGGTGTGTCGCCAATAATAAATCCAGTGTCTCCACGATTGTCATTTAACGCAACCAAGTTAGGAATCAATTCTGGGTATCCAGGTGCACATAGTAAATTAAACTGGTAATTTGATTCAATTACATCAGTGTTACTATCTAGGGCGCTCTTCATTGCTGCTACTACTAGTGCACGTTGTGCATCAGAACCAGCATACATAACTCCGTATGGATCAAGTCCACTTGCGCTTACCCAAGAATTTACCACGCTTGGTAATGATCCACTTGTTCCTGGAGTAGTACCAGGATTTGGGAAGTTAGCAGGACTAAAATAGTTTTGTACAAACTTCTTGACATTAAATCCGCTGCGTCGTGTGTTGAACAATAATGTTCCACGTGGATATAATCTATAGTCAGGAGCGTCTTGATCAATCCAAGAACTAAACAATAATCCTTGTGATACGCCATCGCTGATTACAGGAATTACTGCGCTAACTGGATCGTTACCACCACCATTATCCCAACGTGCATCAGCAAAAATAATACCGTTATTGCTTACATGATCTTGGTTGTTAATTGCTACCCAAGCAGTTCCGTTATAACGACTTAGATTTGGATAGTTAACTAAATCACCACTGTTTAACCATAAGTCACCAGCCACTAGGCTTGCACCACTAACTTGGCTAGTTGGTGCGCTTGGACTAATAATAACTCCAGTGATATCAGTATTTGTTAAGTTGTAACCTCTAATATCGCTAGTAACTGTGCGGTATCCCTTCCAACCATTGTTGTTAATCATAATATCAACATCAGCTGGATTGCTATAATACCACAATGTTCCATTGGTAGGACTTGCATATGGTGTTGTTTTGCTATACTGGATGTTTGAGGTGATTTGACTAAAATTACCAATTACAACTGCGCCAGTAACATTGTTAGAACGGAATCCAGATCCAACTGAATTGTTTGCAAATCCTGCATTGGTTAGTGGAGTTCCAGATACGTTAACTAGGTTAATTTGTCCACCAGTTGTATGCGTAATTGATATTGTGCCATTGGCATTTAGTGCTGCTGTAACATAAGGAATTGCTGCTGCCTGTATTGCTGACACAAAACCTGCACTAGTAGTTGCACTTAGTGTAATTGTAGCACTATTAGTTGCACTAGTACCTAGTTGTGTTGCGGTAAGTGTAAAGCTATTACCAATTGTAAATGCAGTTGGTATTCCGCCAGTTCCCACTGACTGTACGCCTGGCAACTGTACTGCAAATCTCAACATATTTGATGTGTAGTCTGACACGTTGTAAGTTGCAATGATTTGACCGTGTTGAAGATTAACGCCTCCGCCTAGTGGATCAAGTCCATAAATTGCACTGCCATAGTTTGAATATAAAGGAGCAGCAAGTTGATTCCATGTTCCATTAGCCGCACTATATTGACTAAACACTGGATTAAATCCACCGCCGGTTGCTGTTGTTTTCCACCACAAGCTACCGCTTGGTCGTGGTTGAGTATCTGTTGAGAACCAACCACCAGAAGGTGTTTGTGCAAATGTTCCATAGAAGAAATATGGGCAGTAAAATACTGATGGTGAACCATAAACTGTTGATACCGCTGCGCCAGCTAAAGTTTTAATACCACTAGCTGCCAATGGAGTATTTGCTCCATCGACTAAAGAAAGTGTTCCTGCACCGCTGGCAGCAGCACTTGTTACAAAGAATGTCAATTGATTGTTAATTGCCGCTGCACTTACACCAGTAATTGCTGCGTTATTAATTGCAGTTACTAAGTTGGTTAAACTTCCTGTGCTAACTGTTACGTTAGATCCATTGATTTGCAAAGTACTGCTATTTGTAATTGTTGGGCTAGTTGTAGTTCCTTGTACTGCTGGAACTGAGTTTTGCCATATTGTTGATCCAACTTGACACCATGTGTTGTTTAGGGCGCCGGCAACGTTACCTGAAACGCTTGTTGTAGTTATTTTATAGAACAATCTAACGGCATTGGTAATTGATGTTGAAGACCCAACTGCGTTTGCAAATACTAGAGCATACTGTCCTGGATTACCAATGGTGCTAATTGGAGTTTGCACTGGATAAGAATAATTGCTGTCATTGACTACTTGACCTGGATCAGTAATTAATAACAAATTGCTATCAATGCTGGTAAATGAACTGGTGCTTGAATTCAATGAGTAAATACCAAATTCAGTTGCTGCTAGATTCAACCAGTATGTTCCATCGGCTTCATCTCCTGTTGGGCGAATGCTTGTTCCGTTTAATTGATCCAAATCAATGTTTGCACGAATTGCATACAATTGATTGCCAAGTCCTAGTGCGCTATATGCAGTTAATAAACCATATTCGTTTGTTTCAGCAGCATTAACTGGAGTACCAGAAGAGCTTGTTTGAAACATTGGTGCGCCCAATGCAGTTACTAAGTCTCGTTGACTAGTAAAAGATTGCAGTTTTCCTGCATAAGCTGCCGAAGTTCCTATTGCTGGAGCTCCGTTATATGTTTTGTCTTGTGCAGTGGCTAGTATAACTAGTGGTACTGAACCTACATTGCTGTTTACATATTGACTTTGGTCATTTACGGAAATTTCAATTCCTGGGGAAACTAGTGCCATGGTCATAATCCTTTATAATACATGTTATGAATATTTAGTTATAATGCCAAAATTCCATGGTATAGCAGGAGCCTTTGCAAAGGTTTCGTATAAATATTGCTATGTTGAAACGTGAATTATGTCCAATCTGTAATGTAAACGCCTGTGCCATTAATTATGTCAAGGACGAAGTGTACCACTACCGTAGTAAGTGTAGTAGTTGTATTCGAAAGGGAAGAAAAAATAAACCAGTGCCTGCTTGGGCCAAGTCAGGATATACAAAAAAACCGCAATGTGAAAAATGCGGTTTTAAATTCAAGTTCCCCAAGGAACAAAGTGCGGTGTTTTATGTCGATGGCAACTTAAAAAATAACAATCACTTTAATCTCAAGACTGTGTGCTTGAATTGCGTGCAAGAGGTGTATAAGAGCCGACTACCTTGGAAACCTTCGGAGATTGTACCAGACTTTTGAGTTGGGTAAACAACTCGTCAATTGTGTCATTATTGTCTATCTCTGCATCAAATTCTGTTCCGGCCCAGGCAGTCTCACTGGGGTGTACTCCTAGAGTTTTTAAGTTTTCTATAAACATTGCTTCGCCAGCATTTGCTCGTGTAGCAACCTCGTACCACTCAGGAAGCGGTCCACGTTGTATCCAAATTATACGGCCGCCTTGTGCTCGTATTGCCTTGATCTCGTTAGGAAATCTACAATCAGTGATCACAATATTGTCTCGGCTGGTACGTATTTTATTCTCTAGACTTGCTATCCACATGTCGTCGTGGAAGCCATCTCGAATAACCTCAGTGCCCCAGTATTGTAATACGTGTCTTGGGGTAATATCTCGTCCCAGACGTGTACTC